CCCCTTTTTTATTGTATTATAGCTTCAGTTGAGAAACCCACTACACAATGCCCCGCCTTCAAATGAACGACGATCAAATCCTGGAAGGTCTTAAGTCTACTTATGGTTCTGATATCACTTCGGGTGATGTTAAAGCCTATTGTGCAATGAACAATCTTTCGTATCCTACCGTTACTCGCCGTCTTGAAAACTTTAAGACTGCTCGTGGTCGTTGGAATTTGGAAGTGACTCAAGAACGTGTGGAAGAAATTGAGCGTTCTTTCAACAATGTTTCGGTTCTTCCTGAAGTGCATCAAAACCTTATTCCTGAAAAAGATGATACCTTCGTCAAGTTTGGTAACTTTAACGATATTAAAAAAATTATTCAGTCCCGTCTTTTTTATCCTACGTTTATTACGGGTCTTTCGGGTAACGGTAAAACGTTTGGCGTTGAACAAGTCTGCGCTCAACTGGGTCGTGAACTGATTCGTGTCAATATTACCATTGAGACTGATGAGGATGACCTGATTGGTGGCTTCCGTCTTGTGAACGGTGAAACCGCTTGGCACAATGGCCCTGTGATTGAAGCCCTTGAGCGTGGCGCAATTCTCCTGTTGGATGAAATTGATCTTGCCTCTAACAAAATTCTGTGTCTGCAATCTGTTCTTGAAGGTAAAGGCGTTTTCCTCAAGAAAATTGGTAAGTTCGTTAAACCTACTTCTGGTTTCAATGTTGTTGCTACTGCAAATACCAAAGGTAAGGGTTCGGATGATGGTCGTTTCATCGGGACGAATGTTCTGAACGAAGCATTCCTTGAGCGTTTCCCTGTGACCTTTGAACAGGAATATCCTTCTGTTGCAAATGAAGTTAAGATTCTTGAGAAAGTTGCTCAAACTCTTGGTGTAAATGATTCCAATTTCTGTAAGCGTCTCGCAGATTGGGCCGACATTATCCGCAAGACCTTCTACGATGGTGGTATTGAAGAAATCATCAGCACCCGCCGTCTGGTTCATATCATCCGTGCCTACAGCATTTTCAATGACAAGGCTAAAGCGATTCAAGTGTGTGTGAATCGCTTTGATGATGAGACCAAGCAATCTTTCTTGGAACTCTATGATAAGGTGGATGCTGATTTCAAAATGCCTTCTGAAGGTGGTGAGCACGTAACTTACGACCTTGACCAACCCGCTCCGTTCTGATATAATTGGGGAAGGTAAAAATGCGCCTTCCCTTTATTATGGATGAACATCCCTATTCTATGAATGAATTCACTATTTCAATGAATAGTGAAGATAAAATTGTAATTGACAAAAAACCTGTTATGAACGACAACTCAAATCATTTTTGGAAATATAACGAAGATAAAATTCTCAAACAACTTGAGGAATATATTTCTGGAACTTATAGTCAACATTATGTTGATAGGACTGGAGGTGGAACTGAGCAGACTCTTGATAAAATTAAACACAATCGTCGGGAGGGTTTTTGTGCAGGTAATGTAACCAAATATATTGATCGTTATGACACAAAAGGAACTCCTCGTGCGGATCTTTTCAAAGTTCTCCACTATACTATTCTTTTGATCAATCACCTTAACCTGGTAGAAAACAAGTGAAACTCAAGGACAACACTATGAAACTTTCTGAAAAAACTCTTTCCCTTCTCAAGAACTTCTCTGGCATTAACCAGTCCATTCTCTTCAAGAAAGGTAATAAACTTCGCACTATTTCTGTGATGAAGAATATCCTTGCAGAAGTGGAAGTTGAGGAAGAATTTGAACGCGACTTTGGCATTTATGATCTAAACCAGTTCTTGAATGCAATGTCTCTCTATCAGAATCCTCAACTTAAGTTTGCGAATGATAGTTATGTGACTGTTAGTGAGGGTAATGCACGATCCAAGTATTTCTTCGCTGATCCTGCAGTGATCGTGACTCCTCCCGAAAAGTCCATTTCTCTTCCTTCTGAGGATGTCTGTTTTGAACTGAATACTCAACAACTGGATAAACTTCTCAAGGCTGCAGCAGTTTATGGTGTTCCCGACCTTTCTGTGGTTGGTGAAGCTGGTGTTGTGAAATTAGTTGTTCGTGACAAGAAGAATGATACTTCTAACGAATATTCACTGGTTGTTGGTGAGACCACTGGTATTTTTGTTCTGAACTTCAAAGTAGAAAACATCAAGATTCTTCCTGGTTCTTATGAGGTTGTGATCTCCAAGAAACTCCTGTCTCGATTCCAGTCGGAGGATAAGAATCTTACATATTACATTGCTCTGGAACCCGATTCCACCTATGATGAGTGAGTTGACTCATCTTTATTATGAACATCTTTGTGACTTCTCCCTGGCCTGCGGAAAGTGCTGTCTGTCTCCCCGATAAACACATCGTCAAGATGCCCCTGGAATGTTGTCAAATGCTTTCCATTGTGGCATCTGAAAAATGGGGTCATAACTATGGCACTCTCCCTAAGACTGATGGTACTCCCTACAGAACTGAAAAGGGTGCGTTTCGTAATCATCCCTGTACCAAATGGGCAATGGATAGTATCCACAATGCCTATTGGTTGATCAAGTGGGGAATGAATCTTGCAGATGAATATGCATTGCGTTATAATAAAACGCACTCTTGTTACAAGACTCTTGTAGATGCTTACTACCTTTTTCCTAAGGGAAAGATCACAGAAGTAACTCCATTTGCTCGTGCAATGCCAGAAGAGTGGAAATTTGATGATAGTATTGATACCTTTACTGCTTATAAAAGGTATATTGCTTCCAAACCTTGGGTGAAGGATAATTATCTTCGTATGCCCGAACGTAAACCTGAATGGATATAGAAATGAGTTCAACAGACAGATTGATTCACCCACAATACCCGTTTCTTAGTTGGTTAAGAATTATTGGTAATTTTTTCTTTATTGTTGGTTATGCAGTGATCCTTTTCAATAGTGTTCAAATTGGAATCTACTGCCGCTTATTTGGAAACTTGGTATCTTTTCCATATTTTTACAAAGTGAAGATGTGGGATATGATGGCCATACGTAGTTTTTTTGCTATTATCGAGTTGGCAAAACTTATTGAAATTTTCTTTTTTTAATTATGAGTCGTGATGAATTCCTGTGGGTTGAGAAATATCGCCCACGTAAAATTGAAGATTGTATTCTCCCAGATGCAAACAAAAAGACCTTTTTGGAGTTTCTAAATAATAAAGAAATTCCAAACCTGATGCTTGCTGGTCCTGCAGGTTGTGGAAAAACTACGGTTGCAAAAGCTTTGTGTGAAGAATTGGGAGTAGATTATTATGTCATCAATGGATCTGACGAAGGACGATTTCTGGACACGGTACGGAACCAGGCAAAAAACTTTGCTTCGACCGTCTCACTTTCTGCGGGTGATGCAAAACACAAAGTCATCATCATTGATGAGGCTGACAACACAACCCACGATGTACAACTCCTTCTACGGGCTAATATTGAGGCGTTTTATAACAACTGTAGATTCATTTTCACATGCAACTACAAAAACAAAATCATTGAACCCCTCCATTCCCGTTGTGCAGTCGTTGAGTTCAACATCAAAGGAAAAGAAAAAGCCCAGTTGGCAGGATCCTTTTTCAAGCGTATACAGAACATCTTGGATGCGGAAAGTGTACAATACGATCCTAAAGTCCTTGCAGAACTCATCAACAAACACTTCCCAGACTGGAGACGAGTCCTAAATGAGTGTCAGAGGTATTCTGCGGGTGGAAAGATTGACTCTGCAATTCTTGCTGAATTTTCTGACGTAAATATCAATGAACTTGTTAAGAATCTCAAAACTAAAAACTTCACTGAAGTCCGAAAGTGGGTGGTCGCCAACTTGGACAACGATGCTTCTAGTCTACTTCGCAGGGTTTATGACGCCTCTTTTGACCATCTTTCACCCCAGTTTATCCCCGCTGCCGTTCTTATTATTGCTAAGTATCAATACCAATGTGCGTTCGTGGCTGACCAGGAAGTAAATATCCTCGCAGCATTAACTGAAATCATGGTGGAGTGTGAATTCAAATGAATAATCTTTCCGATAAACCAATTCAACTTTTTTCTGAAAATCTTTTTCCTAAAATTGGACAGAAAACCTTAAAGGGATCAACTTATCCATATATGGTTTTTCATGGAGATACTTGGAGAAAAAAAGCCTTTTTTGAAGAAGCGGTAAAATATGTCAAAGAAGGTAATGAAGAACAACTTTGGCAAGTAATTAAAAAGGTGTGGATAGATTTTAATCTTTCTACAAGTTCTGAAAGAACTAGAATGAAAAAACAAAACAGGCTTAACCCCGATTATTTGTTATCTTTAGCCGAGGATAATTGTCCTTGTTGTGGAAGTGCAATGTGGTATGGTAGGGTCTGGAATATGGTAAAAGGTTATCGTAAACCATCTTTAGATCGTATGGATCCTGATGCTGGATATGTAAATGAAAATGTTTGGATTATTTGTAAAGATTGTAATACTAGGAAAAACAATGCAAAAACTCCATTGGAGTTAATCAAAATTGCATTTGCTTGGAAAGAACAAGAAACCAAAGCATTAAAAAGATATGAAAAATATAAAAATGATTTCCCAGGCATTGACCTTGAAAAATTTTTTGGTGAGTAAAGATGATTAATGTAAAACTATTTCGTATTTCTACTGGTGAAGAAGTTGTTGCAGAACTAGTTTCTGAAACAGATATTTCCGTCATTCTTAAAAATGGTCTTGTGATTCTTCCAACAGCTCAAGGTGGTGTTGGATTTGCTCCGTGGACTCCTGTAATTGACAAGGATAACCCCGAAATTGAAGTTTCTAAAAACTTTGTAGTTTATATTGCCGAAGTTGATAGTCAAGTTAAAAACAAGTATAATGAAATTTATGGGAGTAAACTCGTAACTCCTGGTGAAAAGAAACTGATTCTCTGATATGCAACTAGAACTTGATGATGCTGTTTACGCAGCAGATAAATTCATTGATTACTTTTCCAACATGGGAAGAATTGATGAATATCTGCGTAATGTGAAACTAGATAGAATGGAACAAATGCCTTCATCCATTCTTGGGATTGGTCCTGAGGATGATATGTTTGATGCATTTGATATGCACCCACAGGACATGAACTTCAAAGTTTATCCTGCAGGAGAGAAGGGTGGATTTACAAATGAATATTTTAATGAAAGATTGCAGATTACTACTTCTCATGCGATTGAAGATAGTATTCCTGGCAAATCTCTAAAGTGGATTGTGCAAGAGACTAACACACAGAAGATTGTAGGATTCTGTCGTTTCGGTTCACCTACGATTAATTCTAAACCTCGTAATGATTGGCTTGGACAGACTCCTGAGTTGTCTAGGTTTAATCGTCATGCAATTATGGGATTCATTATTGTCCCAACTCAACCTTTTGGATTTAATTATCTTGGAGGTAAACTTCTTGCACTTCTTTGTTGTTCTCATACTGCTCGTGAGACATTAAATAAGAAGTATGGATCAGATATTTGTTCGTTTGAGACAACTTCTCTTTATGGTTCTACCAAAGCCTCATCTCAGTATGATGGTTTGAAACCTTATATGAGATACAAGGGTCTGACTCAAAGTGATTTCACACCTCTGCTCCATGACGAGATCTTTCAGGACTTAAACAAATGGTTTATTCAGAGGAACAACAATCAATCTCTGGTAAAAGAGGACGCATCCAGTCGGAAACTCAAAACTCAACAGAAGATGATCTCAATCATCAAGAAAAGCTTACCTTCTCAAAAGGTTGTGGAGTTTCAGACTGCGATTGTAAATGCAAAAAATCTGACTGAACAAAAGAGATTTTATATTTCTGATTACGGGTTTGAAAATGCTCGTGAAGTAATTCTGGGTCAGGAAGAAGTATTGCGTCCAGGTCAAAACTATGACAAATTTCACTTTGATCATCTTGTGAACTGGTGGAAGAAAAAAGCTTCCAATCGTTATGAGAACTTAAAGTCGGAAGGTCGTCTTCGTACTGAACTTGAGACCTGGAATAAGAATCCCGAATCTATTGATATTATCCGATGAGTTACGAACTAAAAGATTATTTAAACTCCATCAATTTTAGTAAAGAGTACTTGATGGATGACTCAGATCCTCAATGGCAAAAGAAATATCCTGCATTTGTTGTCAATAAATGTATGTCAGGTCATATTGACACTATCATGTTTGCGAATGAGATGAACATGAATCATCAATTACCCTCCAAACTCCAGTATGATTTTTTACTAAATAGTGTCAGGAAACGGAAAAGATTTTCTCCGTGG